CGAAGGTTCTTCGAACCCTCCCCTCTTTGCTGGCGAACGGGCAGCTTCCAAGTGTCCCGAAGAATACGTGGGTCGTCTCCGCCCGCAAGGGTGTTGACGTCCTATCGGGCCAGCCAAAGCAGATCATGCTTTGCAAGCTGGAAATCTCTGTGCCGGCTGGTGCCGACACTGCAGATCCCGAGAGTATCCGGGCCGCGCTCTCTCTGTTCATCGGCTCCCTTTGGGAGCAGAGCGATCAGCTGGGCGATGCGATTGTTACAGGTGTGATCTAGCCTTCGGGCTAGGTCACCTTGTAATGAAACGCAAACAGACACGGTTACTAGTAATAGTGACTGTGGTCGCCTTGGCAGTCATCCTCACTGTTGGGGATGGCTCAGTCGATCGAGATTCTCTCGTTCGATTGTTGAGTAGAATCTTTCTACTCTTGTAGAGTGAGCGTTTGGTTGCTGTTTGAAAGGAGTTTGACCATGGCAATGTCAGATCTGCTCTTTTCTGACCTGATGAGTGATCTCAGTGGCTACCTTCCTGAGGGCTGGAAAGCCCCTACGGATTGGTCGCCGGATCTGAGCCATCACGAGGTAGCAGCTATCTCTCTGGCTAAGTCATTCTTCAAGAAGTATTGTGCTTCTCGTCGAACGACGCCGGAGGGTGACACTGTGGCTTCGGAAAAGTTCTACCGCTCTAATGAGAGATGTAGGACCTGGGCTCTTAATCCATGTACTAGCTTGGATGAAGAACTTTGCGGTGAGTTTCGAAACTTGCTGTATCGGTTCTTCTATCCCCAAGGGCATAACTTGGTTTTTCACCTTAACGATCTCTTTGATCGTGGTAGGTGTGGACCAGGGGTTGCTGTAGGGGCAAGAGGCGAGGACTTCTATACGAAGTTCTTTGACTCCCCCCTAACGTGTACATCTGAGTCTCTCTTAACCGCGTATAGTACAGCGGTATCAAGCGATCAGAGGTCTACATGGCAGACCGCGGAGTCCAACCGCGCAATGCTATGGGGTGACCCGACGCTAGTTCCAGGTAGTAGGTTTAGCTTCGTGCCGAAAGACGACACAACATCCCGGTTGATTGCCATTGAGCCCTCGCTGAATATGTTTTATCAGCTTGGGCTCGGCCGACTGCTGGAGGAAAGACTCGTGTCCTTCTTTGGACTCGATATTACTTCCCAGCCGCAGATCAACCAGGAGGCCGCTCGCTTCGGAAGCGTGACTAATGACCTAGCTACGCTAGATCTAAGCAATGCTTCTGACTCAATAGGCTTGCCTATGTTGGAGTGGGCTTTGCCGTGTTCAGTATTGAACACGTTGAAGCTACTTCGCTCTCCTATGGGCGAACTCTCCAACGAGCAACTGGAGTTACACATGGTTAGTACAATGGGGAACGGTTTTACGTTCCCCCTCGAAACCCTTGTGTTCTCCTGCGTCGTTGTCGCATGTATCAAGTCTCACCACCGAAGGGCGGTAAGACCATACATTACTTCACCAGCCGCCCTCTCGCCTGATGAGCTTGAGGGTTACTGGGGGGTCTTTGGAGATGACATCATCTGTCATCGTCTGGTTGCACACCGTGTGACCAGACTCCTGGACCTCCTTGGCTTTGAAGTAAATCGCGACAAGTCCTTTGTTGAAGGCGTCTTCCGCGAATCATGCGGTCGTGACTTTTTTAAGGGTCACGACGTCCGAGGGGTTTATATAAAACACCTCGATACGCCTGAGGCGCGTTACGTTGCTATCAACACTCTGAACGTCTGGTCTGCCAAGACGGGGATTCCCCTCGTCCGAACAGTCAGACGGCTAGTGGATTCGGTTCGGTGGTTACCCATACCACCTGCTGAAAACCACGATGCTGGAATACGGGTACCGTCGTCGATGGCCATGCCTCAAAGGAGAGATAATAACCGCTCTGCGATTTATCGCAAGCGGCTTGTCAATCCGAAGAGGCTAACCATTAAGGACGGCGAGATCCGTGTACCTAAACGGATGAAGCGACGCTTCTATAACCCGGAAGGGCTATTGTTAGCGTTTCTCC